ATTTCCAACATATAATACCGGTACTGTTAAATATGTATCATTAAATAATACTCCTACGTTAATTATTCAAGGTGGTGCATTTAGTGCATCAATGGTCGGTGGAACTGTAACTGTTAATACACCTACCAATCCAATTCCATCTCCTAGATTTACCGTACCTACAATTCCATATTCATCTACAATTAAAAAAGTATTAAATACTGCTAGCATTTTATTAGATACTGAATATGTTATTGCTGCATCGCAAAGTATATTTCCACATACATATACCAAATTTGATAGTTCGACATATCAAATAACATATGAACAAACACCCACATATACAGAAACACAAAATTCAGAATCATATGCAATTATTAAAATTAACAATTTACAACCATTAACCGGTGATATATCTAGAATTAAAACATATATAAATAATACCGGTACTGTTGGAACATGGGAACAAATTAGTGATATAGAACTAGATGAAACTGAAATATTTGTAACTAACACATCATCTATTACACCAGACAACCGAATTGGAACTATATCAAATCAATCAAAAATTAATACATATTATACTTCTAGCAATTTTTCAAATAAATCTTTATTAGGAACAGCGTCACTAACATATGACACTAATATATTGAATAATTCAATGCGTATTACTGGAAGTGGTGATGTTACTATAGTACAAATTAAAAATAATTTTGCTGGTAGTTTCGTAAAAGATGCTGAATATAAAATAACATTAGATGCGGTTGCACAAAAAATTGGAACATCGGCAAGTATGTCAATATATTTATCAGGTAGTGCATTTAATCTAGATGTTACTGATAAATATAACAATGAATTTCCGGTACGATTGGGAAAACGAGTTGGCCAATTGCAACTAAATACAAATGAAATTACAAAGCGATATGATGATCAGACATTTTCATTTACGGCAAATGAAACAGGTACTGGTGTATTAATATTTGTAATTGAGGGAGGTTATTGGTATATTTCTGATGTACGAACTACATCTGATAATGATGCAGGATATACTCCTAATTATACTAGGATACGAGCTCTAGTCCCAACTGCACACAAATCGGATGTTCAATTAGATTTTAAAATTGAATATTATAATTCTGCTGGCGTTAAATGTAAACAGGAAAATTATGTAAAAGCAGTTGCATGGGAAGGTGGTAATAGATATGTTGATGGTGATTATTCTATGCTTACCGGATCATTATATGTTGCTGATAGTTTAGAAAGTGGTATTGCAATAAGTGGATATTCAGATAGCGGATTTATTAGATCGTTAGGCTATGATGGATTTGTTGCAGGTAATTCAGGATTTTTATTATGGTCAGGATCTGCATTAACAGGTCAACTTACAAAATATAATAATCCATATGCCGGTGTTGGTTTAGAAATGTATGTAAATGCTAATAATTATTTTAGATATAGCACATCCGATAATGAATTAGATATACATACCCAAACCTTCTTTTTAGGATCGTCTACTAGTTATATATCAGGAAGTAATGGAAACATACAAATTTCTGGTAGCAATATTGGAATAAATACTGAAAATTTCTTTTTAGGAAATAGTACTAACTTTATATCAGGAAGTAATGGGAATATTAAAATTTCAGGAAGTAATGTTTCGGTAGCAACACCAAATTTCTTTTTAGGTGATAATAATAATTTTGTATCTGGTAGTAATGGTAATATACAAATATCAGGTAGTAACGTTGATATAGAAACTCCAAATTTCTTTTTAGGTGATACCAATACTTTTATTTCCGGAAGTAATGGTAATCTACAAATATCATCTAGTAATTTTAGAATCAGTCCACAAGGTGGGGTAACGGCAAGTGCAGCATTATTGCGAGATTCTACACAATCAGATATGTTTGTCTATAGGTTACGAGATGCATATACCAGTTCATATATCGCAGCCGGCCAAACTACCGCTGGTACATCTACATATGAAGCCGATGGTAACCCATATGTTTCTATAAATTTAACCGGTAGTAGAGGAGTTAGTGCACTAGTAAACGGCCCAGGTCCAGCCGCATTTGTTCGGGTACTTGGGCACCCGAATTCAACCGATACCGTAGTAGTTGGTCGTATATGTATTCATCCAGATGATTATTATACAATAATTCCTCCAGCAGCTACAAACAACAAATGGCAACAATTTGGTAGTAGTATAATGTTAGAAGCTGGACATGAGTTTTATTTAAATGTAGGAAATTATGGCATAATTGGAGGAGATTATGACGATTCGGCAATCGCTGTCAACGATGATGATTGGATATACCCAGCAATACAGTCATATACAATTAATACTGAGTTTACTGGGAATGTTCCAATAACATATAGTAATTTGATAAAAGTAGATGTGGGTACGCAAATATTACTAGTTCAAAGTAAATTTGCATGGAGAATTGTAGCAATGAGTAGTTATACAAATTGTACCGTTGGATTTTATGACGGAATTCAAATATCACGTGGTAATATAAATTTAACTGGTTCATTAAATGTAAGTGGATCGGTTGCTCGTATAAATTTAACTGGTTCATTAAGTGTAAGTGGATCTCTTCAATTACAAAGTTTACCAATAACAAACCCGGGTGGATCGGGTATAGTGTGGAACGACGGAGGCACATTAAAAATTACATAATATATTTATATAAAAAAGATACAATACATAATGGATAAAATTACAGTATTATTTCCAGGAGGGTTTAAACCGCTTACTGGAGCACATATGGATCTTGCAGAACGTTACGCCGCAGAAGCGGATGTAGATAGAGTAATCATGTTAATTAGTGGTAAAGACCGAGATGGTATAACTCGCAAAGATAGTATGCAAATATTTGATATACTAAATCGAGACTCTGAAATTTCAATTGAAATGCAACCAACAGAATTTGCATCTCCGATAACAGCTGCGTATGAATATTTATTTGCACTACCACCAGATGCAGTTGGAAGATATGCACTAGCAGCATCAGCAAAAGGAGATGATTATGTTCGTACAACATCATTTGGTTCTAGTGTAGAAAAATATAAAACTGTCGGCGATAAAAATGGTAGAAAAATACCTGTAGGTGTTAATGCGGAAATGTTAAATATTAATGTTGAACCATTAATGGCATCCAATGGCGAACCTATATCAGCAACCACACTTCGTAACGCAATTACAACACAAGATTATGAATTGTTTACAACCGGATATCCAAAAACAGATCCAAACAAAATCAAACAAATTTGGAATATATTAACCGGATTAACAGAATCAACATTTAGTGTCGAGTGGTGGAAACAAATGTTCGAAGGTGCAATGGGTGAAAAAAATAAAGATCTCCACGATTCAAAAATAAAAAAATTACGTAGTTTTCTAGATGGGAATGTAGGACATGATTTTGTTTATGACTTTGAAGAATTTGGAAAAACTGTATTCGGTGCACCTATAATAGAATCAATGATCAATGAAAATTATATTAGCAGAGAAGAATTAAAAGAAATTGAACCAATAATCGACTCATATTTCAGTGATTATGGTATCGATGTTGATTTTCAAGGAAAAACTACACATTTCATAGATCAATTAAATAATCCTAGAAATGAAGGAACAATACGCGTAGCGGATATTAAAAAATTATTTAAGGATTTAGCAGACAGGTATGGTGAAGAAATTAAAACTCAACTTAAAAATAGACAACCAACTGGTGTAGAGTCTGATTATAAATTTGATGTTCCAATTCATATGCCATTCATGTTAACATTAGCAGGACCAGGTAATATTAAGCTCATTCCGCGAACAATTAAAGCTCAGCGTCATAAATGGCAATCCAATAATCCAAAGGATCGAATCTATACAATAGAGACAGTTAATCGCCCCGGAAAACTAATCACAGAAGGTGGTGCGGCAGGACATATGAGTCACCCATGGGATAGTCACAATTTAACATTTGCGGATATGAAAGAAATTGTTCGCAGAGGTTTAGATGGTAGATTAGATATAGAAGAAGCAGTTACTGAAAAAACTGACGGACAAAATATACAAGTAACTTGGAAAAATGGGCAAATCGGATTTTCTCGTAATAAAGGCACTATTATCAATCCAATGACAACTGCTGAATTGCAAGCAAAGTTTGATAATCGAGGTCCTATATCTGAAGCATTTGGTGAAGCAGGAAATGATTTACAACAAGCATTTTCTAAAATATCACAAGATCGTTTAAACGAAGTATTTAAAAACGGCCGAGTATTTGCAAATATGGAAATTATTTATCCAGCAACTAGAAATGTAATTTCATATGAAGTAGCTGTGCTACAATTTCATAATTTAATTGAATATGATGAAACCGGAAATATTGTAGAAACAAATGCGTCTGGTGGTGCATTAGTTCAACAAATTATTAAAGATGCAAATGCTGATATGCAAAATACATTTCAAATTATTCCCCCTCAACAAATTAAAATGGGACGCGTAGATAATTTCGAAGACCAAGAAGCTGCATTAATTAATGAGATTGATCAATTACGTAATACATATAATCTACAAGATAACAATTTAGTAACCGATTATCATAAAGCGTGGTGGTCAAATATTATAAGAACCAAAGCACAACAGTTAGGATATGAATTGCCAGAACAAGCATTAAATGTTTTAGTTTATCGTTGGGCATTTTTTAATAAAGAAACATCATTAACGGTTCTTAAAAAAATGATTACATCTCCTGAATTTTTAGCTTGGGTATTGGAAATGGATAAGGGTGAATTTAAACGTTTATACAAAGAAAATATGGAGCCATTTGAATCTATATTTTTACGTTTAGGAGTGGTTGTATTACAAAATGCTCAAAATTTTCTAGCAATCAATCCAGATAAATCAGTTCAACAAATTAAATCTGAATTAGCAGAATTAATTCGAGAATTACAACAAAGCAATGACGTTAAAACATTAGACAAGTTAAAAATAGAATTACGCCGAATCCAAAAATTAGGAGGATTTGATTCAATAGTACCATCGGAAGGTGTTGTATTTGTATACGGAGGACAAACATTTAAATTAACAGGAGCATTTGCACCAGTAAATCAGATATTAGGGGTATTAAAATATTCACGATAATATTTATTTATAAAATAGGAAATAATAATGGCAGAAAAACACAAATCTAAATACAAAAAACCAGAAAATACAAAGTATAAAAGTCGTAAAGATCTTAAGGATTATACCACTGATGATAAAAAAGGTGGATTGAATCCAATGTCTACTGGTGAAAAACAAAGTAATGTTTTACGTAAAACAGATAAAGAAGTTGTAGACAATGGTGATATGTATGTGAAGTATAATGCTGATGATCGATTATATAAAGATTTAGAAGATGGTGAATATGATCCAAAACATGCTGCTAAAGTTTTAAAGAAACGTCAAGACAAAGACGAAACGGATAATGCAAAAAACATTAAAGATAAAATTGAAAATTTAACTCGCGAAGGTAAAGAATATTTAATTAGAGAATATATTTTCAAAAAAACATTTAAAATGTTATTGGAACAACCAACGCCGGAAGAAGAACCAGTAGCAGAAGAACCAACAGATGCACCAGCTGAAGATCCAACGGCAGCTCCAGATATGACTGCACCAGCACCAGATATGACTGCACCAGCACCAGATGCAACCGCAGCACCAACACCAACTACACCAGCTCCTGCATCAGCAGCTCCAGCTCCAGCGGTATCTAAAACAACCGAACAATTATTGGGATCTGAATTACAGTCAGCTAATAATTTTGAACGTATTGGTAAAATTAAAGAAGTAATTGGTGTTGCATTAGAAAAGGCTATTGAAACGGAAGAACCAGCAGCAGTTAATGAATTTTATAAATTTTTAATTAAAGATTTAATAAAACAGCGACACGAAATGTTTGCAAAATTTAAAAATAAAAAATAATATGAAAAACAACAAGTTACAGAATGTCAAAGCCGTTAAACAAATGATAGACGGCACACACAAATTTCAGACTAAAAAAACAATTGGATTTTCAGATGCTGAATCTACTGCCAAGAAAAATGCTAAACATGAAATTGGCGACACTTGGGAAGAAGTAGATCCAGTATCTGGAATCATATATGTTCTAGAACAAAAAGACGGATTCCGAATCAAGAAATCAAAAAACTTTGAAATATTCCAAGACATTCGCGATGATATGAAATCGTTTAAGAACTGTCCTAAAGAAACATGTACATGTATTGCTCCTAAATCAATTGATACGAAAATGAAGAAGATTCATGATATGTGTTTTGATTGTGTAATTGATATGGAACATGAATTAAAAAAATCCGGACAATTTAAACAATATGAGCAAGATAAAATTAGAGCTAATGCATTAGCTTGGTTAGCTTCTGCAGAACAAGACATGAAACTATTAAAAGAAGCATATACACAAGCAATGGAATTTGTTTCAAATAGTGATGGACATGTAGAAACATGGACTGCAAAGATGACAAAAGAAGAATTCGAAGAAAAAATAGAAACAGAATTCGCAAAATTCAAACAAAAATTTTTAGATAATTTAGATAACAAAAATGAGGAAAATGATGGAAACGATTAAAAAATATTGGAAATTATTTATAGGAGCAATAGTTGCTATATTAGGAATAGGTTTAATTGCACAAAAAACTAATATATTTAAGTTTTTTAAAAGTAAATCGGTTGTTACTACACCAACTAAAGATGCTGTAGATCAAGCACAAGAGCAAACAGAAGAAATAATTGATGCATCAGAACAAAAAGTAGAAGAAGCAGAACAAACAAAAACTCAAGTTAAAAAACGAATTCATAACAAGAAAAAAAGAATTCATGATCTTGAAGATGCAAAGAAAAATGTTCCGGTTGTAGATAGAACATTAGCAGAAGCTAAACAAAATATTATTAAAAAAACAAAAAGAAAATAATATGAAATATATATTAACAATATTATTATCAGCTGTTATATTTTATACTAACGCACAAAAACAATTATCAGATAGTTGTTTTACAAAAAAACAAATATTAGATATTTCATTTACGATAGACTCTTTATTTTATATTGACTCGATAAATAATGAAATGATAAAAGAATATAAATCTATCATTTATGATTTTAAAATTCATAATAAATTAGATTCGACTATCATTGCAGAGAAAGATATACAACTAAGAAGTTTACGAAATATCAATTCAATGTATATTGCAGAAAGAATTGAAAATAATAAATGGTATAATAAAAAGTCATTTTGGTTTGGTTTAGGAGTAACATCCACAGCTATATTAGTCAAAATAATTTCCGGAATATAATATGCCACAACCTAGTATAAAACAAGTCATTCAACAGCAGTACATTAAGTGTGCTGCCGATCCTGTTTTCTTTATGAAACAATATTGTTATATACAACATCCTAAGCGCGGTAAGATTAAATTTAATTTATATCCGTTCCAGGAAAATTCATTAACTGAATTAAGAGATAATCGATATAATATTATATTAAAATCTAGACAGTTAGGTATATCAACACTTACTGCAGGATTTGCATTATGGTCAATGTTATTCAATGAAGATTACAATGTATTAGTAATTGCAACTACACAAGAAGTAGCAAAAAACTTAGTTAACAAAGTTCAGATAATGAATGAAATGTTACCGAGTTGGTTAAAAACTGAAATTGTATCTAACAATAAATTGTCATTAAAATTTAAAAATGGCTCGCAGATTAAAGCAATATCAAGTGCGTCTACTGGTGCTCGTTCTGAAGCATTATCATTATTAATTGTAGATGAGGCCGCATTTATTCGTAACATTGAAGAAATATGGATAGCATCACAAGCAACATTATCAACGGGTGGTGGTGCAATTGTATTATCAACTCCAAATGGTATTGGTAACTGGTTTCATCAAACATGGTCAGAAGCTGAGTCTGGAGTAAATGGATTCCATACAATTAAATTGCATTGGGACGTACACCCGGAGCGAGATCAATCTTGGCGTGATGATCAAACAAAATTATTAGGTGAACGCGGAGCTGCTCAAGAGTGTGACTGTGACTTTATTAGTTCAGGACATACAGTAATAGATGGTAATTTATTAGCCGAATATCAATCTAAATGTATCGAACCAATTGAACGTAGAGGATATGATGGATCTTATTGGATATGGGAATATCCGGATTATGCAAAAGATTATATAGTTGTAGCTGACGTTGCCCGTGGTGATAGTTCGGATTGGTCTACATTTCATGTATTTGATGTAGAAGATGTACGACAGGTTGCTGAGTATAAAGGTAAATTGCCACCAAACGATTTTGGTAACATGTTAGTTACAGTTGCAACAGAATGGAATAATGCATTATTAGCAATTGAAAATGCAAATATAGGTTGGGCTGCAATTCAACCAGCACTCGACAGATCATATCAAAATCTTCATTATACGTATAGAGATGACGGGTATGTTGATGCAGAAGTTCAATTACGTAAAAACTATGATACGCAAGATAAAACAAAAATGGTACCTGGTGTTACAACATCATCTAGAACACGTCCATTAATGATATCTGCATTAGAAATGTATATGCGAGAAGGAACACCTATAATTCGCAGTAAACGACTCATACAAGAACTATTTGTATTCATCTGGTTAAATGGTAAAGCGCAAGCAACGACCGGTTATAATGACGATTTAGTAATGTCATTCGCAATTGGGCTATGGTTACGAGATACCGCACTTAAATTACGACAAAAAGGCATAGATTTAAATAAACAAGCAATGTCTCAATTTAGAAAAACGGATAGTGTAATTTATACAGGTAACTCTAATCAAAATGATTCATGGAAATGGGATACTGGGTTTGGTTCTGAAAATTTAGGTTGGCTTTTGTAGTTATCCATATTTATAATAAATTAAACTTATAATATGGCATCTTTAAGAAAACGATTACAAAATTTATTTAGTAGTAATATTATCATTCGTTCTAAAGGAAATGGACGAGTAGCCGTAATAGATACTAACCGATTACAATCACGCGGTAACTTATCAAATACAAAAACTACAGATAGATATAATAGATTACACGGTTCGGGAACTATAAAACAAGCCGGAGCATATGGTGGATATAATGCAAATTATAACGCTGTACAAAATAGATATCAATTATATGCTGATTATGAAATGATGGATAAAGATCCTATTATTAATTCGGCATTAGATATTTATTCAGACGAATCTACATTGGAAGATCAGTTTGGTGAAATTTTAACTATTAAGTCAGACCGTACAGATATACAAAAAATATTATATAATTTATTTTATGATATTTTAAATGTTGAATTTAATTTATGGCCGTGGATTCGTAATGTTGTTAAATATGGTGATTTCTTTTTAAAATTAGATATTACAGAAGAAATTGGAATAACTAATGCTCGTCCTTTATCTGCATATGAAATCGAACGAATGGAAGAATATGATGAATCCACCGGCGAATATGATATCAAATTTCAACACGTATATGGGAATAAAAGTGCGTATGAGGTGTATGAAATTGCACATTTCAGATTAATGGCTGACTCTAACTTTTTACCATATGGTAGATCTATGTTAGAAGGAGCTCGTAAAGATTTTCAAAAATTAATGTTGTTAGAAGATGCAATGCTTATACATCGTATTATGCGTGCACCCGAAAAACGTATATTCAAAATAGATATTGGTAATATTCCACCAAATGAAGTTGATACATTTATGGAACAAGTTATTAATAAAATGAAAAAAATTCCACATATAGATCAACAAACAGGTAATTATAATCTTAAATTTAACGTTAATAACATGTTAGAAGATTTTTATTTACCAGTTCGAGGAGGTCAGAGCGCAACATCAATTGATACATTGCCGGGTATGACATTTACTGGTATGGATGATATTGAGTATGTTAGAAATAAAGTATTAGCTGGATTAAAAGTTCCTAAACCATTCTTAGGTTATGATGAAGGCGCTGAAGGTAAAGTTACATTGGCATCAATGGATATACGTTTTGCTAGAACAATAGAACGTGTACAAAAAATAATGGTTTCTGAATTAACAAAGATTGCAATTATACATTTATATACGCAAGGATTTGATGATGAAGATTTAATTAATTTTGAATTAGCATTAACACCATCTTCTATTATTTATGATCAACAAAAAGTTGCATTAATGAATGAAAAAATTCAATTGGCAACTGCAATGAAAGATTCTAAATTAGTATCAGATAGATACATATATGAATATATTTTCAATATGTCAGAAGAACAATGGTTACAACAAAGATCTGATATAGTAGAAGATTTAAAATTAAGATTCCGTCAAAATCAAATTGAACAAGAAGGAAATGATCCTACGTTAACAGGAGTTTCTTATGGTACACCACACGATTTAGCAACGATACATATGAGCTCAGATGATCCAGATAAAGATGTAGGTGGTAGACCAAAAGAAGGAATAAAATTTGGTCAGCATAAAAATGAATTTGGATGGGATCCATTTGGTAATAAAGAATTACAACAAATAACGGATTTAGAAAATCAAACAAACGCATTTAATCCGGTAAAACGAGAAAGAAAACTAGCATTATCTAAAGAATCACAAGATTTATTATTAAAATTTAAATCAAAGAATTCTAGCACTAAAATGTTATATGAACAACAACAAACTACAGACGATAAGGATGCAGGAACAATGTTAGATGAAAAAAACATTTTATAAACGATAATAATATTTATTTAAAAAAGATACCGTATGAAAAAATTAAAGCATTCAAAATATAAAAACACTGCTATATTGTTCGAAATGCTAGTACAGAAGTTAACATCGGAAACATTAACTTCTGATAAGTCGGTTACTATAGATATAATTAAAAAATATTTTGGCCGAAATACTGAACTTTCTAAAGAATTACAATTATATAATTTACTAGTTAAAGAACAATTTAAATCAGACGCAAGAGCATTAGATTATATTAGAAGTATCAAAGAAACACACCATAAACTAAATCACGCTGCTATCAATCGGCAACGTTATAATTTAGTTAAAGAAATTTCTGATAACTTTATATTTGAAAATATGTCTAAAATACATATTAAAAATTATAAAGTTTTAGCTTCAATTAATATGTTATTTGAGTATGAAGATTCTGATAATCCGAAACAATTATTAGAATGTAAAAATGTAATTTTAAATCATACATTATTATCTAATAAAAAAATTGAACCAAAAGATCTAGTATTAGAAACTTATAGCAAACAAGAAAAGGATATGCGTTTATTAAGTTATAAACTATTAGTAGATAAATTTAATAAAAAATATTCTGTATTATCAGAATCTCAAAAACAATTACTTAATAAGTATATAACACACGTAGATGATACTGCTACATTAAAAACTTATATTAAGCAAATTATACCAGAAATTAAAACTAAATTAACAAATCATGTTTCTAAAATAGATGATGATGTTACTAAAATAAAAGTTAACAAATTATCTGAAATGTTGTGTAATGTAGAAACAATGAAAACTATTAAAGAATCACACATTTTGTCATTATTAAGATATTTTGATTTAGTTGACGAATTAAATGAGATACATGCATGAGATCGATATTACGAGAAATGAAAAAAAAATTTGCTATAATTGAAAGTAGTCTTCGTTCAACGATTGACGAACCATATTATATTGAGATTACGGTTAGAGATGCTAGACAAGCATTAGATATTTATGCTGATATGCGTAGAAATTTACCTGATGTTACAATATACGGGTCTAATGTGTATGCTTCATTTGAACAAGATCAAATTGAAGATTTATTAAATGCATTTGAACAACAAGCAATTGAAATTTCAGAAACTAGTTTAGATACTGATTTAGATGAGCAAAACGTTACCGGCGCAGTTGCTGGATATTCAACTCCCAATGCATTTCGAAAAAAAGTTAAAAAAGTTGGATATGCGAGTGGAATGGAGGAATCGATAAATACACCAAGCCAATCAAAAATAAAAGATAATACTACGAAACCGCATATATCTGATATATTAGAATCAAAGTACGAACAATTGGTAGAGGGATATCGTAGTTTTGCAAATGGAGATTCAAAAAAATCACCAGAACAAAAAGTTAAACATACAATTAAAGAAATTGCGCAAAAACTTCGAGAAATTGAAACGCTAGTTAATTATAATAGTAAGCTTAAGACAGAATCAGGAGTAACATCGTCAGTTTACGGACCTGGTACATCGAAAGCATTAACTGAGATATCTAAACGATTAATAAAAATATCAGAACGAGTAAGATCATTAGGAGAGTAATATGTCAAAACAAATAATATTAGATTATATGCCATTTAAACCAATTGGTTCATTAAATGAATCAAGCGGAGCGGCATATGGTATACCTGGAGGTTTTGTGGTGCAGGGTGTTTTGCAAAGAGCTGGATCTAAAAATCAAAATGGACGAATATATCCTAAACATATATTAGCTCGTGAATGTAAACGTTATCAAGACGAATATATTGATCAACACAGAGCATTAGGTGAATTAGATCACCCAGAATCACAAGTAGTTAACTTGAATAACGTATCTCACAATATATTAAAAATTTGGTGGGATGGTGATGATTTAAAAGGAGCTGTACAAATATTAGAAACACCGTCTGGTAAAATTCTTAAAGAACTATTTAAAGCAGGTATTGTATTAGGTATTTCATCTAGAGGTTTAGGTAGTGTTAAAGAATTACGAAATGAGGGTGTAGTTGAAGTACAAGAAGATTTTGAATTAATTTGTTGGGACTTTGTTTCAAATCCATCGACTCATGGAGCATTTATGAGACCAACTAAAATGAATGAGTCAGTAAATAAAACAGTAGATAATAAGTATAATCGAGTAAATAATATTATTACATCAATATTATGTGATGATGGTAAATGTAGGATATAATATGTTCAAATCAAATAATTTAAATAGAATAGTTTCATTGTTAAATGAATCTGAAAAACAAACAGTATTTAGCGACGAACGAACACCATTGACACGCGAAGACAAACATAAATTTGCTGAATCAATTTCTTCATTTTCACAAATGGCAGAATCAGTATCAGGACGTCGTAATTTAGAAGATATTGTTGAAAGAATTTCACACATGGTTGAAACTGCATCTAGAATGGTAACTGAGTCTGATGATGATATGTTAGACAAAGTTGCAGAATCTAGAAGATTAAAAATGGTAGAAGCTGCACTTAATGATTTAAAAAAATCAGCAAACGAAGTTATAATACATGAAAGAAGATGTTCCGCTGCAATTGACGATATTGGCGAAGGTCTTAAAAAATATTATAGTGTCGGATAATTTGGTTTTACGATAAAAAATAATTATAATAAGATATAATATGATGAATACATTTAAAAAACTATATAGAGATTATTTTGGGTTGAATGAAGCAGATACTACCCAATCATCAACAACACCCGTACCTGGCGTTAATCCTAATGATTACAAACAATTGGCATTGTATAATAAAGAATTAGAAAAAACTCAGAACTTGATGAAAGGTATGGATGAAGATGTTAATCAAGATTTAGACGAAGCTCAATTGCTAAATCGTATTGCTGATTATAGAGGCGGTATTGAATACGTAATTAATGACCCTATGTTAGCACAAGAAGTTCAAAATGAAATTGAACAATTTGCAAATAAAAAAGGAATTAAATTAATTAAAAAACAAACATCGAAAACTGGTAAGGTTGGTTATTTTTTATTTAGATTAGGAGAAAATCCAGCAAAGGAATCACAAAAACTTCAAGGATATATTAGTCAGATGCCACAAATTAAACATTTCAGATTTAATGTTAAAGGACAAAAGAAACAAGTAGTACGTCCAGAAAATCCACCAATGTAAATTTTTTAAATAGTTATATATGAGTAAAAAAGTAAAACAACACAAAACAATTGTACCAGGAAATGGTTTAGCAGTTAATGTATTAGGTCCAGAAAAAGAAGATTTAGCATACGCATTAAAATCTTGGAAACGTAAAACTAAAACAGCTAATATAATTGAAATTGTAAATGATCGAAGAGAGTATATTAAGCCTAGCGTCAAACATAGAATTGAAAAATCAAAAGCAAAATATATTCAAATGATTCGAAATCAAAGAGAACAAAATAATTAAAATTTAAGCCCTAGCAGAAATGTTAGGGCTTTTTTACTGATTTTTAAAACATCACTATATTTATATGAAAATACGTTATTTATTTATATAACGTCCCGATACAAATTAATTTCTATTAAGATTTATAATAATCTTATTTCCAAAAACAAATTTAAGGAGAAACGAATGGCAAAATCAGATTTGCTAAAAGAAGCAATCGCTGATGCTCGTACTGTAAAAGAGACTGCATTAGCTAATGCTAAAATTGCGTTACAAGAAGCATTTGCACCTAGATTAGAAAACATGTTAGCAGCTAGACTTCAAGAAGAATTAGATGACGAAGAAGCACCAATGGGTGACGAAGAAGCTCTAATGGGTGATGAAGAAGTTGGAATGGGTGACGAAGAAATGGGTGATTTCCCTCAATCAGTTAATGTTGGCTTAGACTTTGACGCTGATGGTGAGTATGACTTATCAGGTCCAGTAGGTGCACCAGAAGAAGAAGATGACATGATGATGGATGATGAAATGGCTGCAGCACCAGAAGATGAATATGATGAAGATGATTTAGATCTTCAAGAAATTATTCGTGAATTAGATGCAAGTAATGACGCCATGGAAGATGAAAATGAACCATTACACGAATATGAAGAAGAAGAAGATGCTACATCTGATTTAACTAATATCGATGAAATCATTGAATCTTTATTGAGAGAAGAAGATGAGGAAGAAGAATTAACAGAAGAAGAAGACGTAAAAGCTGAATTAGACGATACTAAAAAAGAATTGGAAGAAGCTTACCGTACTGTTAAACAAATGCAAAGTGTAATTCAAGAAGTTAATTTATTAAATGCTAAATTACTTTACACTAACAAATTGTTCCGTAACTTTGACTTAAATGATAGTCAAAAAATGAAAGTTTTAGAAAACTTTGATAGAGCTGGAAATACAAGAGAAGTTAAATTAGTATTTAGCACTTTAGCTGAAAGCTTTAAAAGACCAACTAAAACAACTAAAAAGCGTATAGTTAAAGAATCATATGCTTCTAAACCAGTTAGCACAACAGCTCCAAGAACACAAGTTCTTAATGAAGGCTTTGAATTAGCTGAGAGATGGAAAAAATTAGCAGGATTGCTATAATTATTATTAAACAAAAGAAAGAAAAAGGATAACTAAATTATGAGTATTTCAAATTTATTACAATCTCCCGATACAACTCAAAGAAACGCAGCAAAATCTTTGGTGAACAAATGGGAAAGAACGGGACTATTAGAAGGTCTTAACAGAGAAACTGAAAAAGCTGGTATGGCTCAATTGCTAGAAAACCAAGCTCGTCAGTTAGTAAAAGAAGCTTCTCAAACAGGTACAGCAAATGGATCTGAAGAGTGGGCAGGTGTAGCATTACCATTAGTAAGAAGAATTTTTGCTGAGTTTGCGGCTAAAGAATTTGTTTCTGTACAGCCAATGAATTTACCTTCTGGACTAGTATTTTATTTAGATTTTAAATATGGTACAGCTCAACCAGCATTTGATAATGATAACGGAATTAGCAATGTAACAACTAACGGTGGTTCTCCATTTGGTTCTCCATCAGCTGATGACTCTTTATTCGGTGTTACTAGTACTTCAAATGATCCTTCAGGAGGTCTTTATGGTGCAGGTCGTTTCGGATATACATTAAATAGTGTATCTGCATCTGTTGCAGCAACTACTGCATCTGCAGCTAGCGCTGGTTCAGGTTCAGCTAATTTTGATTCAGATTATACTGATGCTTTAAGTGGTTACTCTGTAGTATACGTAGCAGCTTCTCAATTATCAGGATCTGATTTAAATGCAGTTAGATCATTTATTTTAACTTCTGGTTCAACTGATAACATCATTACGCAAGCAATGAACGTTCAAGCATTTACAAAATACAATGCATCATCTGGTAATGTTGAATTCTTCGTATCTAAATCTGCAGCAATGTCAGGTACATCTGTATACAAAGTACAATTTAGCAAACAACCATCTGATATTTCTAGAGGTGATTTCGAAGATGCAAAAGGTACATTCTCTAACGGATATAACCAAGATCTTGACATTCCAGAATTGAACCTAGAAATGCAATCAGAACCAATCGTTGCTAAAACACGTAAGTTGAAAGCAGTTTGGACTCCTGAGTTCGCACAAGATTTAAATGCTTACCACTCAATTGATGCTGAAGCTGAATTGACTTCTATGTTGTCTGAATATGTTTCTATGGAAATCGATTTAGAGATTTTAGATATGTTGATTTCTGCAGCTCCAACTACTGAGTATTGGTCAGCTAAAAATAACAACATCTGGAATGGTGCTGGATTTACTCAAGAAGATTCTACGGGTGCTGGTTATTATAACACTCAAGGTGGTTGGTTCCAAACTTTAGGTACTAAACTTCAAAAAGTGTCTAATAAAATTCACCAAAAAACTTTAAGAGGTGGTGCTAACTTCTTAGTAACTTCTCCTGCAGTAGCAACAATCCTTGAGTCTATCCCAGGATTTGCAGCAGATACAGATGGAACTAAATTAGAGTTTGCAGCTGGTGTACAAAAAGTTGGTGCAATCAACAACCGTTACACAGTTTACAAAAATCCATATATGAAAGAAAACGTAATCCTTATGGGATTCAGAGGTGCTCAGTTCTTAGAAACAGGTGCAGTTTTCTCTCCATATATTCCATTAATCATGACTCCATTAGTTTACGATCCAGTAAACTTCACACCAAGAAAAGGTGTAATGACACGTTATGCTAAAAAAGTAGTTCGTCCAGAATTCTACGGAAAAGTATACGTTCATGGTTTGAATACACTTTAATATATTAATTTTATATTAATATGGAATTGGGACAGTCTTTTGGCTGTCCCTTTTTTATTTTCTAATATTTATATAAAAAGAAGATAATATGGCAGTAGAAAGACATAAGTACTCAATGCAAGCTAATATACGTTATGATGGCCGCTTGGTCGACGTATTGGATAGAATCCGGGCTATACGATTAGTTTTAATGGTTCATATAGAAAAGGACTTAGGTCCAGATCGAGAATTGGTTACAATTAAGATTATGACCCCTTATCCGGCACGCGATAGTTATAAAAAAATTAGGCAGATGTGTTTATCAAATATCGAAACTTTAAAGGATATTCAATTGATAGATACCACATTAACTAAATTATTTTAATTAAAACTTATTAAATATGGCTACTCCAAATTCAACTAAGATGCCACCGAAAACAGATGTTAGATTTAGTTTAACGTTATCGGAAGAACAAAAAGCTGCAAAAGCAATTATAATGGAAACTCCATTTAACTTTATCTTAGGTAAAGCAGGAAGCGGTAAAACATTATTAGCAGTTCAAATTGCGTTAGATATGTATTTCAAACGCAAAATTGATAAAATTGTAATTACAAGACCAACCGTGTCAAATGAAGATAATGGTTTTTTACCAGGCTCATTAGCAGAAAAAATGGATCCATGGTTAGTTCCAATACGTAGTAATATGCGCAAGGTTTATAATAAACCAGACATATTAGATAAAATGGAAAAAGAAGAAAATGTAGAATTAGTTTCACTGACACATTTTAGGGGAAGAACATTTGATGACTCAGTTTGTATTGTAGATGAATTCCAAAATTTAACTAAACAACAATTACAAATGGTTTTATCACGTTTAGGTAAGAATAGTATTATGATATTATGTGGGGATAGATATCAAATTGATTTGAAATTTCAAAATGATTCAGCAGTACACGAAGTACCTAAAATAAAGCCATCTAAATGGGTTAATGAAATTATTTTAACAGATAATCATCGACATGAATCGTTAGATGAAATATTGAATTTATTAAATGAAAAATATTGATATTTATATATAAAGGAGTAGAAAATGGATTATAGTGTTAACAAACCAATATGGCCAGGAAGTTCATCATTTACAACCGGTTCTACTCCTTTTGGGTATTTTGATACAGATGCAAGATTTCAAGACGATATTGATTCGTTTTCAAAATTTGCTGCACAAACATTAGGATATCCTATAATGGATGTTGAGCTTGTTGATATTAATTTTTATACAGCATATGAAGCTGCGGTAATTGAATATTCAAATCAAGTTAATCAAGTAAACATTGCAAACAATTTAATTAACACATTAGGCGTACAAACGGGATCATCGTTTTTAGGTTCAAATGGATTTAGTGGTCAGTTAGTAGGATCATCATTAAGTTATGTAACTAAACTATCAAAAGCATATGGAACAGAAGCAGGTAGTGGTGGTACATTGAAATGGTATTCTGCATCATTAGAATTAGTGAACGGACAACAAACATATAGTATACGAGAATCTGTTTCTCAATCAATGGGTATAACTTTAAATAATACTAGTTCAATTGAAATTAGACGAGTATTACATAATCCACCGCCCGCAATCGTTAGATTCTTTGACCCATTTGTTGGAACTGGTTTAGGTTCACAAAACATGTTAGATTCAATGGGGTTTGGAGCAATGTCACCAGCTGTATCATTTATGATGATGCCAATGCATGCAGACTTATTGAGATTACAGGCGATTGAATTTAATGATATGATTCGTAAATCACATTTTTCTTTTGATATACACGGAGATAACTTACGAATATATCCAATACCAGGAACTCAAGGTTCAATGGCTACACAATATTTTGGTACAGTTTGGTTTGAATTCTTGTTTGAAGAACAAAAAGCAAATGATGCCTTATTATTTGGTAATACCGCACTTATGCCAGGCTTAGTTTCAGACGCATCAAATATACCATATAAGTATCAATTATACAGTAGCATTAATGATATGGGGCGAGCTTGGATTATTAGATATGCGATGGCATTGGCAAAAGAAATGTTAGGATTTGTTAGAGGTAAATATTCAAATATACCAATACCAAATGCAGAAGTAACACTTAATGGTTCGGATTTAGTTTCACAAGGTCAATCAGAAAAAGAAACATTGATAACACAACTTCGAGAATTCTTAGAAAAAATGTCACGAGAAAATATGTTAACTCGCCAAAATGCTGAAACAACTCAAATGAATGAAATGTTATCGAAAGTACCTTTAAAAATTTATGTAGGATAAGGAGATAATATGGCACTATTTGGAACAAACCGAGATGCAAAATTTTTAGCTTCAGTTAATTCAGAAATAATTAATTCTATAGTAGATACTGAAATAGAATTTTTTCAATTGAATATTGAAACTAGTAATTCAAATATATATGGCGAATCTGAATCTAAATCATATTTAGACTCATTATTATTACCATGTTTAATTACAAAAAATGAAAAAACTGCAAACATGGATGATTATGGTCATAATTATTCACGTGAAATTCAATTTGCAGTTTCTCGAGATATGTTAGAAAAAGCTAATTTTTATCCAGAAGTTGGTGATATTGTATTTTGGGATAATGAATATTATGAAATTGGCAATGTAGATGCTAATCAGTATTTTGCCGGTAAAAATCCTGAAACTTGGCCTAATGGTGATAGTCATGGATATAGTGTATCTATATTATGCAATGCACATATTACTAAACTATCTACGCAACAAATTAAAAACATACGAAATGGCGGAAATAATAATTCTCCGGCATATAGATTTTAAGGAGAATTATGCCTAGATTAAATAAACAAAATATAGACAAACGAACAAATAAGCCAAATCTAAATTATACAGAATCGGGAATCGAGCCAGATAAAGTTTTAAATCGAGCACACCAAACTAGACGCGATGATGATGTTATTAGAACACCAAAAAGATCTATATATGATATTGATTATGCAGTTAAAACATTCATTGAAAAGGACATACAACCATTTGTAATCGACAATGAAACTAAAATACCAGTACCAGTTATATTTGCACATGGTGAAAAATGGGACAATGTACGTCGGTTAGGATATATGCGTGATGAAAAGGGATTATTACAATGTCCGGCAATTATGATTAAACGTAATAGTTTTTCAGAGCGCGATAATATGAAAACGTTGGATGTTAATAAAAATCCTGAATCGAATTATATTATACATAAAGGTAAGTATAGTCCCAGAAATCGATATGAAGATACGTTATTACCATTGCCTATGCGTAAAATGATGAATCAACCATCTTTACCAGCAATTGTTGTTAACATACCGAAATATATAACAGTGGAATATGAATTATTATGTTGGACAGATTTTACTACACAAATGAATGAGTTGGTTAATGATTTATTTACATATAACAGATTTTCGTGGGGTAGTGAGTTTAATACATTTAATGTAACAATGGGAACATTTTCATTTGAAACTGTTAATACTGTTACCGAAGATAGACTTGTACGATGTAGTATACCATTAACAGTATACGGAACATTGTTAGCAGAATCAGAAGTACAACAGGAATCTATACGTAAAATGTATTCAATTAAAAAAGTTTCATTTGATATGGTATTAGATGTAGGACAAAATATATTTGAATCAACATCAGTACCTGTAAAATTATTGCAACAATATAATAGCATTATCTCCGGAAACAAAGTAGTAGTTTCCGGAGGAGGTAGTTCAACTACTATAGATGCAACAGCAATGGCATATTTAACTCAATTAATTGATAAAGCAGGCGTTAGAATATCATCAACACAAACAACAGTTGCAGGTGCACCAAAACTAAACCCTACTACTAATGCACCAGCAACAATCAATGAATTTGATATTTATATTAACGGACAATATATAGATAAACCAGCATATACATGGACTCCTGATTCAAATATAGGAACTCAGACAATAACATTTGATACTACATTATTAGGATATACTATAGATGCTGGAGATTTAATTGTTGTACATGGAAGGTGGTCATAATGACTAGACAATTTAAACCATCACAATTAAAACCTGGATTATATGATATTACATCATCATATGCGCTTACTGCATCATATGCATTAAATAATTCACCAACTTATTTAATAACTACAGGTAGTGTATCTACACAAGTAGATGTAAAAAATGATTTGTTTTTGATTAAAAGTGGCTCTAGAAATTTATTAACAATTACACAAAGTGGAGTAATAGTATTATCAACACAATCTGCAGAACTTACGGGTAGTGCACCAGTTGGTGGTATATATTTTACATCTAGTTCATTTTTTGTAGGATTGTAAACGTAACTAAACAATATTTATTAATAAAAAAGATTTTTAATATAAGGAATACATAATGGCATCATGGAAAAAGGTCATAGTATCTGGTAGTAATGCTAATTTAACATCGCTATCTGTTGATAATTTAACGTCAGGTCAAGTTGTAATCGGCGGCGGTACATCAAATTTAACTACTACCGCAATAAACGGTACGGGAAATATAGTTGCAACTACAGGAGCATCTGGATTATCACATTCGGGATCATTTTCAGGATCATTCCAAGGCGATGGTTCTCAATTAACAGGTGTTATTGCTACTTCACCAAACTCACTTACAATTGGAGAAGGTTTAGGTGGCGGTGCATCATATAATGGTTCTACTGCGATAACATTAACAGTATCAGGTGCGGCTGAATTAGGAGTTAATAAAGTTGTTAAATGGAATAACACCGATGGTAAATTTGTTGATGCAAGTTTAACAGATAATGGTACTACTATTTCTGGTGCAACTTCTATACAATTATCAGGAGCTAATTCATCATTAACTGGTTCATTTACTGGTTCATTTACTGGTGATGGATCTGCATTAACGGGTATTGCTACTACATTAAACATTAATGCTGGCTCAGGTGGTCCTAGCACAGTTGCATTATCATCACAAACATTAACTATTGCTGGAACTGCTAACGAAGTAGAAACTTCTGTATCTGGTCAGACTATTACAATTGGATTACCTAATGATGTGACAATCGGCCAAAACTTAACAGTAACTGGTGATTTATTTGTTAATGGTACTACTACGACAGTTAATACTACAGATTTATTAATTGAAGATAAATTTATATTATTAGCTTCCGGTAGTATATCTGGATCAGATGCTGGTATTATAATTGATAGAGGATCTGATACTGATGCAAATATCGCATTTGGTTTTGATGCTGATACGGATCGTTGGGGATTCCAAAACGGATTAACCGATTCGACAAATGCAATGACTATCGGTGCTAACGGAAATAGTGCGTTTGCTGGTATAGTATTTACTGAATTATATCACACATCAAC